AGTTTATTTAATAGCCGCTCTGCAAGTGGCGCGAATACTATTCTTGAGGCGATTAGTGAATCATATGTGACACTAAACTTACTTCCCACTGTTCATTCATTTGATATCGATGATCAAGGACGTGTTAATTTTATCATTCATTACCGAGCGTGGGTTGATACATTTTTTAGTCAACCTTATTTTAACATTTTTTATGATGCTGACGCCACACAAAATTTGATGAGAAGAAAGTTGCTTTATGAAGCTTATAGGGAAGAATGTACCCCCGAAGAATTGGCAAAAATTAAAGAGCTAGACGCAAAAAGTGGCGTCCCAAACGCCGAAAAGGCAGCCAATCTAAGATCACTGATGGGCAAGTTAGATGATTCTGGGGGCGTTTTTTTTATTCCTTTGAGTTACGACGAATTAAAAAGCTTCCAAACTGCAGGGCCCTATTATGAATCCACAGAAAGCATAGAAATTAAAAATTCATCCGACGCCACAGGAGGGGTGTCGCAGGAACTCCTAGAACAATATACGGCTGCGTTGGGGACGTCCCCCGAAGCTGAAAAAACTAAAGAAAGCTTAAAAATTGCCCTGGAAGCAAACAATCCTGAGTGGAATCATGTGAGCTTTTTCTATGTGAGTGATTTGGTAGATGTTGTGTTATCTTCAATAGAAGAATATTTAAATGATTATTCGGATAGTGGCAGCGCTCTGGACGAGTTAAGAGAACGCGCCTCCTCCACCGACCCTGACTTGAAAATTATAAAAGATTGTCAATATGAAAAAGAAAAAGTGGCTATCACTAGATTTTATAAAAACTTCAAAAGATATAGAGTGGTCCTTGGACCGGTAGAAATCATTGATCCAAGGGATAACGGACAAGCCACATATATTAGTTTAGGTGATATACCGATATCAGTAAAATACTTTATGCAATGGTTAAATGAGAAAATGACTAACTTCGACGTAAGTACTTATTTTTTAAGTCAGTTTTTGTTAGATTTCTTTAACGATCTCATTGACGGATTTTTAAATGATGCGAGTTGTTTTACTTTTAATACTAAGCAAAAAATAAGCATGAATCAAGCGACGTTTACTTCTTATCCTGGCACTGTGCCATTGATGGATGAATTAACAAACAATATAGTAGAACAAGAAAATCCTCCTTGGAGTCGTGTGTATCTTGATCAAGCAAAGGCGCTTGGCAAACCTCTTTTAAATATTTCAGGACCAGCCGGCTCTCCTCGCGTGCAAGGAAATATAACGGAGGAGATTAATTATCTTGCTTTTTCTGCGGGACGCACCCCCTCTAGTCGCCCTATGGATGGGAACAGAGAGGAAGACGAAAAGGCAGGAATTTTTCATTATATACTCGGCCAACCAAGAGGAATCGTTAAGAATATTAAACTTACAAAAACAGATGCCAAATACCAAGCAGAAGTCAGATGGGAACAGGACGGCTATGATGGTTTGCAACAATTGCGGGTGGTGTATGATACAACTGTCGAATGCTATTCAAATGTTCGAACATTTCCGGGCACCTATATATTTGTTGATCCTCGTGGGTGGGATCCTGGGACTACTTTGGGGGCCGAGGATTTAAAGAACATAAGCCGATATGGAATTGGTGGTTATTGTATGATTATTCGCTCCGAGCATACATTTGGGCCCGGGGAAGCTAACAGTACCTTGACAGCCAAGTGGGTTCAGGAGGTTGGCCCCACAACAGATCCTTTGGGAGGTCCGCGCACCAGCGGCGATGGAACAACGACTCCTTGTACTAAAATTATAGCTGACGCAGAGGCCGCAGCCGCGGCCGCTGACCCCAACAAAGATAATCTGGCAATGGATCCCGAGTATTACAATGAAACGCACTGGGGGACGCGTCAACTTACCGACGAAGAGCTAGGACAAGTCCCCCAGACGTTGTCGGTTCGGCAGGGATACTGGGAGCGACCAGTGCATGGACAAGCAGACGCGACTAGAGCGCTGATGGGCAGTCGGGTGGATCCTCGTAATATTGGTCAGGCGCTGACCACACCCCCCGGACAAGACCTCCCCGCACCAGATGATCCCAGCGCGGGCCCAACCCCGACGGCCGACTGAGTAGCAAACACGGAGAACACCATAAATGTCAATTTTATATGTAGAATCTAATAAAGAATCAGCAAGAGAGCTTTTTGATAAGAGAACAATATATAATTTAACAGCCGATGCAAGCGTAGAGTACACCAATTTGGTCGATTTTAATTTCGGAGAAAAATTCCTTTATGGAAGAGTGAAACGTGCGTTTATCCCGATGACCCTTAACGCTCAAATATTAAACTTGAAAAATCTCCCATCTACAACCAACATCTCTGCGGTAAATTTTGTGGCTAATGCTTATAACGATTTTGTGGCTGCTTTTAACAAGCTTGTTGCAATGGGCAAAGCTAGCGCAGATGAAACATATTTAAGTAATCTAAGGGCCTACAAAGGGTGGCAAGATCCTGGGGCTCTCTACTCTGCGCATTTGACTTCTTACGCTAATGCATTTGCAGCCGGCATTGAAATAAAAGATATTAAAATTAAGGACTTTTCAGAATTTATAAAAGAATATGAAACTTTTATTATCGCTGGGGCCCATCGACTTCCTTACACAAAACCCGGATTCGTTAAAAGTCGACTGTGTCCTATTACTTGCTCTGGACTTGCGGTAGAGATAGCCGATCTGGATCCCTCCAACGATGAAGAGAAGATAGACAATTTTATTGAGAGCCCCAACTGGGGGTGTTACGTTAGTTTGGCTAATTCATATGGTTTTATGGTGGATCGATTCGTTCCTTGGCGTCTCGTGGCTGATATTGCATCTCCCGCAATGCTTGAATATGCTAAGGAGCAACTCTTTAGTAGTACTGGCATGATTTTAAATATTGGATACACCGCCGTTCATAACAAATATTTTTTAAATTTCAAATACTATCTTTTAAACTTATATAACACTGTAACTCCCAAGAGTTTTTTAGAAACAGAGGAATGTAATGGGACAACTTCTACAAAAATAATCACTCGTCAAAACTATTCCATGGAAAAACTTTCTAAGCTGTATTCNGAGGAATTCTTTTTAAAGCTTTATTTTAAAACGCGCTTCATAGAAGAAGAATCTGTGTTTAAAGATTTTGAAAGGGAAATGCTTATTGATGACTGCATAGAGATATATCAAAATCAGAATGTGTTCGCCGCACTAAATGTATTCGAAACAATTCTTAACAAACCATTTGACTATCGGGGCTCGTTGGGGTATATTATAGAACAGATAGCAGCAAGGTCCGCGGAGCCCATTTGATCTTCCAAACACTTGATGATAAATTTGAATGTGTGGGGGTTTACGCAGACGGCCAATTGTACTTTGAAGATTTTCCCTCGGGCTTAACTAAAACCTGGAAATATACGGGCTCTCTTTATGATTTAGACGCTCAATATGCTTGGCTAATGGTACAAGGCACAACGCTTGAAGAAGTCGCTCCTGAACACCTTAGAGAGCCATTGGAGAGGGCTCAAAGGCGCCTTCGCGCATATGTTAAGTCATTCAAGCTGGCGAAGATAGCATTACGCGATCATTGCATTTTTGACTTGGTACCCCACGATTTTTTAAAGGAGTTTTGTGAAGTTAAAAATCAGATAACAGAGCATGTCTTTGAGAACTATGAGAAGCCCGAGTGTTACGATCATTTAGCCAGGGTTTACAAACTGCTTTACAAGATAAAGTATCAAAATTTAAACTTAAATGTTGATGATTGTAAAGAACTGTTTTATAGCTCGATTTCTCGTGCAAACGCAAAAAAGCTTTTGGAGGGCCCAAAGTATATTAATTATAATATTTTTGGCACTGTTACTGGGCGTTTAGCGACCTATCCCGATTCATTTCCGATGTTGACGTTGCGCAAGGAAATGCGAAAACTGGTAAAACCTTATAATGATTGGTTTGTATCGCTAGATTATAACGGNGCCGAACTGCGTACTTTATTAGCCCTCTCGGATCAAGAACAACCAGAGGGCGATATTCACGATTGGAATATGAAAAACATATTTGAGCTATCGTTAACCCGCGAAGAAGCAAAAACGTCCATTTTTAGCTGGTTGTATAATCCGGATTCTAAAAGTATCACAACTGACATTTATAATAGAGACAAGCTGCTCGAAAAGTGGTATAATGATGGTTATGTTAGGACACATTTTGGAAGAGAAATAGAAGTGGAAAAGAGAAAAGCTTTTAACTATCTGATCCAAAGCACAACGTCTGATATTGTACTTGATCGCGCTGTGGTAATCGACAAGATGTTAGAGGGAACTAAATCATTTATATCGCATATCGTTCACGATGAAATTGTGCTTGACATGACTGATGAAGACAGAAAGCTCATTCCAGACATCAAAAAAGTGTTTGCAGAAAACGCGCTCGGAAGCTATCTTGTCAATTTAAATGCCGGTAAGAACTATTTAGACCTCAAAGAGTTGAAAATATGATATCTATAGTCGGGCTTGGCGCCGGCGCATCAGCCGTCGCAGAAAAGTTTTCTTCCGTTTCACAATACAACGTTTACTTGATGAGCAATAAGATTGAGCGCAGATCAAAGTATAAGTTTAAGCTTGAAACTTACGAAGAACCAGAAGAATACGAAAAGAACATCCCAGATGTAAAGAAGTTTTTTAAGGATCTCGATGAAAGAGTTCAAATATTTGTGATTGGGTCTGCTTACAGTACAATCTATGTTTTGGGGATTCTCGAGCAAATAAGAGACAAGAAGATTAATATCTTTTATATTCAACCCGATATTGAACTTTTGACAGGAGTTCCAATGCTTTTGGAGAGCAGTGCTTTCGGGGTCTTACAGCAGTATGCGAGATCTGGCCTCTTTGAGTCGGTTACCTTGATGTCAAACTTAAGCATTGAGAAAACGCTTGGCAATGTTCCGATTAAGACATATTTTGATACCTTAAATAATTCCATTTTTTCAACGGCGCATTACATTAATTATTTTAATCACACCGAGCCAGAGATTGGAAATGTTTCAAAGCCCGGNCCAATTAACCGTATTAGGACAGTGGCCCTTTTGGACATGAAAAATCTCGAGGAAAAATGGCTTTTTGACCTTGACAATCCTCGGGAGTTATGCTATTATCTATGTATCAATGAAGACAAGTTAGCCAGCGATGGCACTCTTCATAAGAAGATTGTAGATATGTTGAAAGATAAACCAAGGAATGCATTTAGAAAGGTTTCGTATGCGATTTACGAAACGGAACACGAAGAAGATTTTGGGTTCTGCGTTGCCCACACAAACGTAGTACAGGAGAAGAAAACTCTTGACATGCTAGATTAAGAGTGATATAGTAAGACAATAAGGAACGCTTATTGTTGCCCATTATATAAGGAGAAAAAACATGGGAATTGATATGGAGCTAATGCGCCGCAAGCTCGCAACTTTGCGCGGCGAACACGATGGAAATGGAAACTCGGTATGGTTTAGACCAGACGAGGGAGATACGGATATTCGGATCGTTCCGACGAACGATGGAGATCCGTTGAAGGAAATGTTCTTCCACTATAATGTGGGTGAGCATCGCGGAGGCATTTTATGTCCGAAGCGAAACTT